CTCCAGTGTTATCCGGGTTACCTACGGCCAGAACACAGATAACCCTTGAGAATCTGTGTCACGCTCCGTTATTCCGCTTCGGCTTCCTCAGCCGGTTCTTCTGCTGGCGTCTGAGGCGGACGGCCACGGCGACGCGGGGCTTCCTCCGCCACCGGGGATTCCTCTACTGCGTCGTCCGTGAACTTGGCGTGGCATCCATCGCAATGTTGGTCTCCACCAAGATTCTGGGTACTGCGGTCGCAGAAGGGACACCACATAACGCCGCGCCGGTTCCGGGTCACCGCCCGAACTGTGCCATCTAGTTCTGCCTGCATACTGAGCCTCCTATCTCGTCCGTATTATTTCTGGCGACCGGGTCGCCTTTAGGCGTAGGGCAATCTCTGAAAGCCTACGCGCATCCTCCCAGGTCTCGTCCCACTCACGGGGAGTCGCGAATAACAGGTAGCCCGCGTTCAGCAGGCTGATGGATGGTGCGGTTTTGGGTTTGGAGTAGTCACCTAACCCTCCGTAAACCTCCATCTGTTCGGGCAGGCCTTTGTCGGTCGAGCCGGGGATAACGACCGCCACTTGAGGGAACGACCGGGCCGGGGCAATCATACGAACCGTTTTCATCGTCCACCTCGACGGGCGACAACCCCGCCTTCTGGCACAAGGCCTTCCATAATCCATTCTTCTGCCTGATTATCTAAAGCCTCCCGCAAGGCCGGTATGTCCTCAAAGAAATCCTTGTCCCTTTCTATCGCGTGTAAGTCTTGTATCTGAGAGGGCGTTAGGCTGAATCCCTCGTTTCTAATATCTTCAAGAAGGGCATCAGTTAACGGGAAGTCGTCTATATCTTCAAGAGCGGCTACGTGCTGTGCAAACCATGCGTCCAGCTTGGCTATATCCAATGCTTCTCCAAAAGCCTCCACTTCGTCCGCCGCGCCGTGCATCTTCTTATATTCGGTGCTTGTCTGCACCTCAATCCTCACTCCCTTTGCCTCAGCTATCTCCACCAAGTCGTCGTAGTCGCCGAATTCGTGGTATTGCTTCTCCAAGATGATGGCGTCGATTTCGCTAATATCTACGCCTCCGTAAATCCGCATCTCCGTCTGCCCGAAAACCTCGTTCATATCTTCGTATAAATCGTCGATGGTGAAACGCTCGAAACCCGGACGGCCCGCGCTTTGCTGGTATCTGAAATTGGCGTACCTGTTCCACCTACGGCGCATGGCTTCCTTTCCCAGGTCTCCGTGAACCCGGCGAGGGTCAATCATGGAACCTAACTCTTCCCGAAATTCCGCTATCTCGTCCACCGACAAGTCGGCCCATAAGTCCATGTCAGGTATATCGAGAGCCGGGCCTGCATTCTTAGACCAGTGAAGCCCGACGTCTTCGTCGTAGAAGATGGAGCGGGTCAGGACATCGTCCTTTAGCTTCACCCGGACATCTCCAAAAGTCGTGACGCCACCGGAACCCTGTCGCTGGAACGAGGCGGACACGCCCCGCCCGTAAATCATGTGGGATTCCTCGATGGCCCTCGCTAACCCTGTCCCGATATTGTCCCTGAGAACCTCTGCCTGAAGTTCGGTCACCGGTATGGCCGGGTCAAACTTGTGGCTAACGGGGTGCAACTGCTCTCGCCATTGCTCCAATCCCGGCGGCATCATAACCTCGTCGTTTAGGGTGGCGAGTAGATTATCGGCATGGGTGTTGTGGCTCACTTGGAGTTCGCTGATAGCTTGGTCAATCAGCCGCTCGTTATGCTCCCGCAGAGCGGTAGGCATAGAAGGGTCAAGTTCCTTCGGCCCGAAGTTATCTAGCTTCGTCAAGGAGATGCTTTCGTCAGCACCGATGATGTCCCGGTAGACCAAGATGTCCTCCTCGTTAACAAACGGACGGCCTTCCAGTGCGTCTATCTTGGCCTTTTCGTATGGGGTGAGGGTTACCTCCTCACAAGGCGACAGACATATCCACCGCGTATCCTTGTGGCGGCGGTAGTCCGCCGGGTCTAGTCCCATGTCCCGCAGGGGTTTCACACTGGCGGATTTACCCCAAACCGGGTGGTCAGTCACTTTGACCATGTCGGCGAAGGTGACGTCACCGCGCTCCCAGGCTCCCAGCCGCGTTTCGCTGTTGCCCATTATCTGCAATTGGGTGTTGCGGGGTTGCTTGCGGAACCACTCCCTCCCGGTATCACCCGGCTCAGGCATCGGAACATCCTGAAGGCCCAAGTCCTCGTAGGTGATGGTTTCAGGCACCAGGGTACATCGGCAATTGGGGTGGGCCTGCAACGGTTCGTCTAATCCATATAGTTCCCCGTCCAGAACCACGCAGGCCATACAGACGCGGCCATCTTTGGCGGACATACGCCGGTAGCCTTTCACGATAGCCGGGTTCGCCGCGTACTGCATCCGCGAGGCTTCCCGGTAGGCCCGCATCGTCTCAGTGCGGGAAAGGGTTAGGGCTTTGCTCAGGCCCATCCCTGCTGACTCAGTCACCCGTCTGGCTGTCTCCCGTGGCCCTTTGCCAAGGGCTATCCCCTGGACGAGATTGAACACCACTTCTTCGGCGACCTCCTGGCCTAGCCGGTGAAGGATTCGCCCTACGGGTGCGCTGGCTTCGGTACTTGCCACGATGTTGGCCATCGCCTGCGGCGGCACACGGTTCCACTCGATTCCCATACGGGCCAGCATCTCCGGTGTCACGCCCTTGGGAAGCCCGGCGGCGACTGCCTCAAACGCGGCCTTCTCCGCAAGGGCTACCGCCTGGGTGCCGTTAATCTTCAGCTGGTTCGCCAGGATACTTAGATAGCTGTAAATCTCCGGTACCCAGAAGTTGTTTCGGAACCGGGTGATGGCCCGGTAGCGGAGGAGTGACTTGATGGGCGACCCGGTCATCTTCCGCCTCTGCATGGTTGATACCAGTTCCCGTACCTTGCCATCAAGGTTGTGATTCACTTCTGAGTAGGCATTAACGAGAGCGACCTGGGCGGCGGAGTCCATCAGGAGCAGTTGCTTACGGAACTGCTCCAGGGTTATCTGAATCTCAGAGAACTGGGTGAAGGGCGCGTAGAATCCGCCGGTCGACACTAGATTTCACCCATCTGGAACCCGCGTATGATTTCGGCCCCGATGTTGGTGTCGGCCACCCGCTCGTCGGTGACCTCCTCGTCCATCTGCTCTATCTGCTCCTGGGTGTACCCAAGTTCCCGCCAAAGCTGGTGCTTGGTCACCCCAAGTTCGGCCTTGGCCTTCAAGGCTTCCATGTGGGACTGCTCGTTCCGCGTCTCCGGGTCGTCCCAGGTGGTCTCCAGCATCAGGTCATCCCCACTCACCGGGGCGGAACCGAAAGCGGCCTGGATGCGTAAGGCCATCATCAGGCAGTCCTCCCAGGAGTTCCCGAAGTTCACCATCCTCTGCTGGGCCTTGTTCACCAGGCCTGATTCGGCGGTCTTCAAAGCCTCCCCGCTGGGTGCGCCACCCATTATCTGGAACAGATGCTGTGGGGTTCAGGTCGTCCCGGCGATGTGTTGCACCAGGGATTCAATCGCCTTCAACGGCCCCTCTACCGTTGCCGCCTGCCACTGGCCCACTTGCCCGCCGTCGTACTCGCTGTGGAACTCCGCTACGCTCCCCGGCATGATGTCCAACCGGGAGGAACCGTGGTTCACGTTCAGGGTGTACCGCTGGGGGAACGCCAGGGTGTCTAGAATCATCGTGAGGTCAATCAGCGATTTGTTGAGCAAGTCCTGCATGGGAATCACGTTGATAATCTCCGATTGCCCGAAGTCTCCACCCATCGGTCGGTTGCGGAAGTGGACGATGGGGATACCCAAAGGCGCACCGGCCTTATCCAGCCAGGGAACCGGCCACTGCTCGTCCATCTCGTCTTGGTGCATGGCCCAGACGCCGCCCCTGGCGACGTACTTCTCTACCCGGTCGGGGAAATATAGATTGAGCCGGGTCTCCGGGTCTTCGCCGATGCGTGGGTGCTGAATCCATTTCTTGCTCACCCAATCAATCTGGCGGGTCGCCTCGTTGTAGTGGGGGATTATCATTTCAGCCACTTGATGCGTCCACCGGGGCTGGGACTTCTCCGCATCCCAATCGCAGAGCAGATAGCTGTCCCCCAACATGACCGTTTCGGTATGTACCACCACCTGGGTGTAGTCCATCCGGTTCTTCCGCCACAAATCCCAGGCCCAGGTGGCGAAGGTCTCGTTCTCCGAATCGAACCCGATGACCTTAAGCCGCTCCGCCAGGGAGTCCACCACCACGTTCATGAAGTTGTCGCGGAAGGCCAGCCGGGGCGGGAGGAACTTCTTGAGCCGGTCGGTGACTGCCGTGTCGTGGTCGCCGTCGTAGTACCGCCGGGCCACATCGTAATCTTCCCGCCGGTCTTCGGCCTGTTGCTGAATCCACTGCATCAGGGATTCGGTCACCGGGTTGAGGCCACTTGCCCGTAGTACCATTCTCTTCTCCTATCCGACCCTGTGTGCCTGTTTCGATTTAAAGGGGCCACAAACCGCCTTACACGCACGGCTTTTGGCCTGTTCTATCTATCTTTGTCCCAATAGATGGGATTGTCGGGGTCGAGGCCCATCGGGTTCTCCGCTAGGGTCATCCGCCTGGCTCCAACCAACTGATGCACCTGGGGTTCCACGAAGTGGGTGGCCCTAAGCCGCATCATCGCCCCGGACAAAGCATCGACCTGGTCGTCATGCCCGCCGTAGGGAAAGGCCTCCAACTCGTCGAGGAAGGTTCCCACCCAAGGCCCACGCAGAAGCCGCAGATTTCCTACCTCCGCCTGGCTACTGACCGGGCCTGCCCTTTCCAACTTGGAGCCGGTCGCCCGCTGGCCACGTACCGTGCTATCAGGCAGAACCCGCGTCACATAGTTGTAGATGGTATTGACGCCCGACGCCCCCGGTTCTTGCTCGATGACAATCTGCGTACCGTCGCCATCGACAGCGGCGGTCTGGGCTATGCGCCTTTCGACATCTGCCGGGGTGCCGCGCATACGCTGGACATCGACGACGTAGAACATCCCATCGTTGGCGTGGTCGATACGGACGCCCGCCGTCCAGTCGGGGTCGGTGCCGGGCCTCTTCGGGGT